CCGACGGAAGTAAAGGAATAAGCGGTCATGATGGCAATCCCGGCAATGAATTGCCAAATATAAATTTTGTTGATAAAGAAAGTAAAACTGTTTTAGGTCGTTTTAATAGTTTTAATGAGAATGCAAAAACATATGTTATAGAATTACCAAAAGGTGCTAAAGGCGATCCGGGATATATACCACAATTAAATTTTATCTATAATGATGATTCAGTAGTCACGGACTTACAACATGAACAAAAAAATGTAAACGAATCAAATATGAATCCAGATTCAACTTCAGAGCCAATACTTTTAGATGTAAATTTAAAAAATTCAAAAGGTGATAAAGGCGATGTAGGTAAAAATGGTAAATGTACAACTGGTAAAAAAGGTAATAAAGGTAGTGACGGAGTCCCTGGTCCTCAAGGACCACAAGGTGAAAGAGGTCCAGATGGTGTACAAGGTCCTCAAGGAGATCCTGGACCAACAGCAAGAAATCCAAGATATAATAGGGTTAAAACCGAAGCTGGTTATCTATTTAGACATATTGACGACACATTTATACAATTAGATGAAAGTATATTAGGTATAATAAAAAGTTATAACGAAGAATAATTATTTTTAAAAATTAAATATGTTTTAATGATAAGTAAGAATAAATACTTTTATATGACGGAAATTGAAATTAATAATAAAGCGATTGAAAATACAATTAATGGATTAGCACCAATAATAGAATGGGGCTTTTCGGAAAATAATCCAGATAAACAGTCTGAAAAAAAAAATATTAATTATTTATTAGAGATAATTATTCTCATACTGTTATGTTGGTCATTTATTGGAATAATTATATCATTAATACGACATAAAAATATTTATAAGTCGATATTATTAGGACCTTTTATATTATTTACTAAAAATTAATTATACATATTTAACAATTAATTTAAAGTTACTTGAATTTGATATATTATTCATAATTAAATTAGAACTATGTATAATATAATTAGAGCTGGAATCTAAATTATCTAAATCATTTAATTTAAAAAACTTATAATTATTTTTAACAAAATTATTTCTTTTTTTTAATATTAAATTATCATATTCATTTCTAAAAATAATATAATTTTTATCTTTATAATAAATATCTCTATATTCTTTTATTTCTTTATTTAATGTAAATTTTAATTTTTTTTGTTTATTTATAATATCAATATTGATAATTGTAAGTATTTTTTTTATTATGTCATTATTTAAAATATTTTCCATTTTATTTAGATAAATTTCAATGTCATTGTTTGATAAATTTGACATTTACTATTTAGTAATATTTTTTATATGAAATAATGTACATTCATGCCTTTTAATATGATAATCACGAAATGCTATATAAATTTTACCACATTTACAATTAACTTTACATGTTTCTTTTTTTTCATTATATTGATTTTTTTCATATGATTTTTTTTTTAAGTTATTTTCTTTATTTCTACATGTATCACAATGTAAATAAAATATTTTATTTTGTTCATTTTTATAGGAAAATTCTATTAATTCCAATCTTTTTTTGCATTTAGTACATTCCATGCATTTAATAATATTTTTATATTATTAGAATAATCATTTTTTTTAATTAATTATTAAGTTCTTTAATTTCATTAACCAATTCAATGACCTTTTCATAACTATTATGACAATCGTTATTATCTACAATTAAATTTATCACGATATAATTAATCTTATGTAATTTAAAATTAATTTTTGCTTTTTTTGTAAAATTATTAGTTAAATGTGTATCAATTTCTTTTTCACTGTAAAAACAAAATTTTTTATAAATTTTTTCATTATCGCATGTTACAAAATTAAATTGGTTTGCAACATAATACTTAAGTAATCTAGATATAACAGCATTTTCTGTACGTTTAAGTCTATTAGCAATATTTTTAATATCATTTAAATCTATTTTTTTTTTATCTAAAATAGATTCTAATGTAAAAATATCTGTTCTTGTCCATAATTTATAACTATTTGAAGTATCCGAAGTATCCGAAGTATACGAAGTCATTTATAAACTTTATAAAGTTTATAATAAATCATTTTTTAATTTATCGAAGCATTAAAGAATTCGCTTTATTATATGCTTTTAATATTTCTACATTTTGCTTCTTAATTCGTTCTAGTCTTTCTAGTTCTTTTTGTTCTTCTTCTTGTTCCTTTTTGCTTATTAAATCAAGTTCTTTACTTGTATACTTTTTATTTAGTTTTCTATCACTATATTTTTTATATTCATCTGCGTTTTTAAATTCTTTGAAATTATTTAGTTCTGAAGCATTAACTAATCTATTTGTAGAATGTGCTTTCATATAATCAGTATAAGCTAAATTATTTGTTTTTTCAACACTGCTACTATAGTCAATATTTTTTCCAGCACCTATTTCAGAATAATTAAGACTTTTTGCAAGTATCATTGGTTTAGGCTCATCATATTTAACAACTTCTTTTGATATAGTTACATTTTTATCAAAAGCTTCATTAAATGATTTATTACTATATTGTTTGTTACCAAATATATTTTCAAATTTAAAATCCTGTCTTTCTTTAGTTGATTTAAGCATTGTATCGCCGTATCCAAAATCAAAATCTTCATCATATATTTTTGTTTCATTAAAGTGTTTATTAATTCTTTCACTTGCTGTTAAATTATCATTAAATTTATCATTATAGTCCGGTTTATTATTTTTTTCTACATAATCTGCAAAATCATTTTTAAGTTCGTTGTAATTTTTATTAGAAGTTCTTAACTTATATTCATTTGCTAATTCATAAAATTTTTCTGTTATATAATCGAATATTATTTTATCACCTCCTTTATCTGGATGAGCTTTTAATGCTAATTTTTTATAAGATTTTTTGAGAGCATCCCAAGTAAAATTTTTATCTAAATTGAAAATTTTATAAGAGTCATATTCGACATTATTTTTAATATCGTTAATATATTTTTGCTTAGTTTGATTATTTCCCATTTATTATAATTAAAAAGTTTTTTTTATATAGAATTATTTAAATAATAATGGATAGTTGGATTTATTTGGCAATACTTAAAGTTTTTGTAACAGTATTCGCAGTTATGATACAAAGATATATTAAATTTACAGGTAATTTATATCCAATTATAACAAGTATAATTGCGACATTATTTTTCATAATTTACTTAGTAGCATTTAATAACTTAAAAGATTTAAAAGAAATTAGGAAAAATAATATACCTTTATTAATATTAGCAGGATTTTTACTATTTGTATTTTTACTAATTAATTATAATTTAATATCAAAATCCTCTCACCCTGGTTACTTTAAAATTCTTTCTGTATATGAGTTAATATTAATTTTAGGTTTAAGTTATTATTTTTATAATGCAGAAATAACAATACGAAATTGGACGGGATTTATATTTATTATAATTGGGTCTGTATTATTAATTAAACCAAATTAAAAAGTTTTTAATAATTAGATGAAAAATTTAAATATATTATTTGTATTTATATTATTATTAATAGTAATAACAATCTATTTATTTAGTTCGAATGATATAGGTAAAAAAAAAAATAAATATGATATTAATAATGAAATTATAAAGACTTATAAACCTGATTTAATTTAGTAAAATATTCTTTATTAACTTTTTTTAAAATATGTAAAAATGGCAATATATTAGTTTTTAATGTTTTAACCATACTATATTTTTTTTTTAAAGTCTCTATTAATTCTGTAGTATTTTTTAAATAATACATATTATCTAAAATATATTTTTCATATGTTTTTTCTATATTGTTTGATAAGATATTTATTAAAATTTGTTTATCTAATTCGGATGATGAAAATAATATATGATTTTTTTTTATTATATTAATTTTATTTTGTAAGGTTTTTGATATTGCTTTTTCAGAATTTTCACTATTACTTAGTATTTTTTTAGCTTCTTCTAACAACTTTCTTCTTTTTTCTCTATAATCCTTCATATAATCTGCATTTTTCTTTCTAAAATCATCATTATTTCTATAATTATGCATTCTAACTTTTATTTTTTCCTTTCTTTCTTTTTCTTTTTGTAATAATTCTTTTGCATCATTTTTGTTCATTTACCTATATATCTTAATATTAATAATCATATTTTTTTTTAAATAAATAATAAATAGAATGATTTATTTAATATTTATTATTATAATATTAATTTTATTTATTAATTATAAAGAAAATTTTGATAACTTTAATTATGTAGGTCCAATACAGTTTTTACAAAAAACTAATGATGCTAACGATAGGTGTTTAGGTAATATAAGTTATAAATGCATTGGTACATATCCCGAAGGGGATGATTATCCCGACGAAACAGAAATGAAGTATGTAAATGATGAAATTATTATTAAAATACCTAAAGGATATCGGGGTACTCAAGGTATATCAGGATACCGTGGTCGAGATTTAGAAAATAAATATAACCCTGAAGCAAATTTAAGTAAAATTTCATCATCAAGTAGTGATAATTCTTTAGCTTTTAGAGTAAATAGATTAAATCCAATAAATATAAAAACACCAAAAATTAATATTCCAAATAATGCTAAAATTTGTATAAATAATGAAAATAACTGTTTAGATAAAGATGATATTAAAAAAATAATAGGTATTATAAATAGATGAAATATATATTGTTAATATTTAATTTAATAATATTAGTATTAATAATATATCAAATAGGTAAGTTAAAAAAAATTGAATGCTTTAGTAAAGAAAACAGTTTAGAATATTTTGAAAAAGAATTATCATTATTAATAAATGATACATTTAAGAATAATAAGACTGTTAAATAATACGCTTATAAAATTTTAATGAAATTTGTAGTAGTTAAAATAATATTAATAATAAATAGATAATTATGAAAACAAAACTTATTAATATAGTGTTAATATGTTTTTTAATATTATTTAGTATCTATTTATTATTTATATTATTTAATAGTAAACATAATGATATATACAACAAAATGAATGAAATGATATTAAAAGAAAAATTTATTATCGATCACGGATGTTTAGATATAGATAATTCTGCTAATGTTAATAAATGTGATACTAATTCCGGCGGTACTGATAGTATAATAGCAGGACTCGATGAGCTATTTAACAAATGTAATAACGCTAATCCTGAAGAAAAAAAAGTTGCGATGGAATGTGCTGGTGATAATAGTAATAAAGACGTATGTTGTGATAAAGGTGATAATATAGCTGATTATTGCACTTATTTAAACAGTATAAAACGGCTATTATGGGGTACGTGTTTAACGTGTGATAAAAAAAAAGCTATTATTGATGCTGTTAAACGGTCAAAATGTGATTATACTCAACCAGTTCCACCAGCTTCTCCACCTCAAGATGATACACCTCCAGAAGCTGGTGGAGGTGGTGGAGGTGGTGGAGGTGGTGTATAAAAATTATACTATACAATAAAATAAAAAATTTTTTTTTGTAATATATATTAAAAAAATGATTTATATTTTTCAGTTTAACATTTAAATGGACTGCTCTATTTGTATTGAATATACAA